CCCGAAAGGGGTCCGCACGCAGTGCACAACACCGCGGGAATAATCCCGCATAACCAAAGGAGCGCAGTTGGCCGGTGGCACTTATACTACACGGGTTCGGAAATACAAACTCCGCAATTTGCGGGGTAAGTATTTCGTTACCCAAGGGCCCGGTGGTCCCATTCTTGATGGAACCACTGAAGTCCTCGATGATAGTACAAAGGTCACCGGGACACAGAGAACTGTGTCAAAAGGGAATCCCTGGCCTCCACGTAAAAGTGGATTCTCAGGAGATTTGGGCGGTAATTTTGAAACTACCGCGTCTTACTGTGAGGGAACTATCCCTTACCGTAAACTGTTGGGCATTACTCGATTCGGCCAGACTTATAACTGGCACGGAAAGGTATGCACATCACCAATTGGACCTAGCGGTCAAACGGAGTGGCCGCCTAACATCAGGTCGTCTGACGACGACTTGGATGAGGCGGGCGCAACCGCGATCGCGAGGTGCAAACCCACTAACTCAATCGCCAACGTCTCTGTGTTTCTTGGAGAGTTGATGTCCGAGGGAATACCCCGGGTACTACTCTCAAGAGACTGGCAGAAGTCTGCGTCAGCGGCACGTGCCGCTGGAGATGATTATCTCAACGCAGCCTTCGGCTGGCGACCCCTTGTGAACGATCTAACACAGATCGCTCACGCCACTACCGCGACTGATTCTGCAATTAAGCAGCTTCAGCGTGATAGTGGTAGGCTCGTCCGGAGGAGTTATCGATTTCCAACTGAGTACACCTCAAGTACCGAAAGTCTGTCTTACGGATCTGGGTACGTACCCGGATTCGGACAGATTGCTCGGTTCTTGGAGCAACAAGGAGTCAGAGAGCGGAAGGTGGAGACCTCCCGCAGTCAGTGGTTTTCTGGCGCCTTTACTTACTATATTCCGGAGGACCTAAAAGGTTCTTCAGAAATAAGTGAGTTGAGGGCCAAGGCCGAATTAGTTTTCGGTCTATCACTGACTCCAGAAACTCTCTGGAATCTTACTCCTTGGAGCTGGGCCGTTGATTGGTTCACAAATACTGGAGATGTTATCTCCAATATATCTGATCACAATCGATATGGTCTGATTTTGCCCTATGGGTATATGATGGAACATACCATCAGTAAATATACCTATTCCCTGAAGGGTTCCAAATTCTGGAACTCCTCTGAGGGTTGCCCTGATCTCACTCTCGTTACAGAGAGTAAGGTTAGGCGTAAGGCAAATCCCTTTGGTTTCGGAGTCAATTGGGATGGATTAGATCCATTCCAGGTCTCCATTCTAGCTGCTTTGGGTTTGTCCCGAAGTGGTTAGAACAGTTGTTCACTGTTCACCAATCAGGCCCAAATGGGCCGGAAATGGAGCACGCCTATGGCGCTGTCCGATCCCCAGTCCATCACTATCTCCGGTACTCCGATCTCGCTGCCCCGTGTTTCTACGGGTCAGAATGAGTCGGATTACTGGTCAAGTGATGGCCTGGTAAAGCTCTCGCTTGCGAACGCCTACGGGCGCCGCACGCGTAGAGTTCTACGGGTCGACCATTCGAAGATCACAACGGATCCGTTCATTAGTACGCAGAACGTGAAGGTCTCCATGTCAAATTACATGGTATTTGACCTCCCGCCTGCGGGCTATACGAACGCCGATGTGAAGGCTGTGTACGATGGCTTTAAAGCCCTCTACACGGCTTCTTCGGACGCGGTCATCACCAAGCTTCTTGGTGGTGAGTCCTGATAAAAGACCCCCAAAGGCCAGTAATGGCCTAGGGGGTCCAACAGGACGCGCACCGTTCAACGGGCCCGGGCTTCCGCCCAGGCTCGATGCCTCTGACCTTGAGAGAATTCTCGCAAGGAATGGAGTAAGCGATGTTAAAATAGGCATCCTTGATTGGATAGCCATATTCTTTCATCGCCGAACGTTGCGCCCTGGTTCTCTGCTATATGCAATCGTGATGTGCCTTGTCGTGTACTTTGTACCCGACGCTGCACATTATATTGCTCCAGGATGATTACGTCCCTTTTCCGGGGCGTAACTACTTGGGCAATTAGACCAGATATGAGGCTACACTTTAGTGTGTATCTTCGTTATCTGATCTAACGGTTGCTAAGTAACAGAGGGACCCAGCTAACCTTAGGCTAAGGAAAGACCACCTCTATTTAAGGAGGGGCTTTGAAAAGCCTAATGTTGCTCTGGTTAAAGCTCGCCGATGAGATGGCGAGTGAGTTGCACACTAGCGCCACCAATGACGGCAAAACCGTCATAGGTCGGTGCAAACACGAGGGGTTATCGTTTCTCACGATAACCCTACCTACCTTCGGAAAAGACCTCCAAAAAGGTCTTGACCAAGGGTATGTAGACCGCAACCTCTTCCAAGGATTTTCCTGGAAGGGTGGTCTCCCGAAATTTCTTTCGGGTTTCCTCGGTCTTGTGTTTGACCGCTCTAGTGGTGTCCTGTTGGATGTACCAAACACGCACGCAATTCTTGCCGTGCGTCAGCTTACGCTGATGTTTGGTAAGATCAGTCTCCCTTGTAGTGATACAAGGGTTGCTGATGCGTTTACACAGTACATCCAATGTGAGAAGGAAATGGCCAACCTCGACAACGAATGGAGCTCTCATGAACTTGATAGCTTCAGGCGTGTGTCGATGTTGTTGTTTAGGGATGCGTTTACTGAAGTGGACCGTAAGGTCTACGACGGTAATCTACTCCCTAAACACGGTCCAGGCTCCACTGCGGACGGACTTCGCGGAAATGCGAAGTTCGCGCAGCGATCCTGGCCGTCTCGTTTGGAGAAGTACTTCCCTTCGGGGGAGTACCTCTTCCCCTCCTGGCGTTTTTACCAGGAGGACGAGGTCCATTTCCTCGAACCCGACGCAGAGATGCCTGTCAAGGTCATCTCTGTGCCTAAAACGCTCAAGACCCCAAGGATAATTGCTATGGAGCCGACTGCTGTGCAATATGCACAGCAGGGTCTCTATGCAGCTATCCGGGAATCGGTGGAAGGAGTTAACTACCTTTACCGGTTCCTCGGCTTCGATGATCAGACGCCTAACCAGCGTCTGGCCAAAGAAGGATCCCTGAAAGGGAATCTGGCTACACTCGATTTGAGTGAAGCCTCCGATAGGGTCTCGAATCAGCTCGTACGGGAATTGGCGCATCATTTTCCTCATTTGCGTGAGGGTCTTGATGCAACCCGTTCCCGGAAGGCTGATGTACCTGGACATGGCGTAATTCGTCTGTCCAAGTTCGCGTCTATGGGTTCAGCTCTCTGTTTCCCGATTGAAGCCATGGTCTTTCTGACCATTATCTTCATGGGGATAGAAAGAGATCTCAGGACATCCCTTGATCGTCGTACCGTAAAACGGTACGTCGATAGGGTTCGTGTCTACGGAGACGATATTATCGTCCCTGTAGAACATGTGCATACCGTGATCGAATTGCTGGAAACTTTCGGGTTTCTCGTCAATTCGGGCAAGTCTTTCTGGACTGGAAAGTTCAGAGAGTCTTGCGGCAAGGAATATTACGATGGCAAGGACGTTTCCATTGTCCGAGTCAGGCGTATGTTCCCTGTATCACGGCAGAACGCACAGGAGGTCATCTCACTCGTGGAATTTCGTAACCAGCTTTATCAAGCTGGCCGACGTTCCACGGTGGAATGGCTTGACGGCCGCATCCAGGAAGTGATTGATTACTTCCCACGGGTGGGACCGGACTCGCCTGTGTTGGGCAGAGTCGATATCGAAGGTCCTGATAGGACCGAACGAGTCGACCGTTCACTACAAATCCCCTTAGTTAAGGGATACGTAGTGGCTAGTCGCTCTCCGAGGAATGCTATCTCGGATGGCGATGCCCTTCTCAAGTGTCTCCTTAATCTGGAGAGCCGTGAAAACGGCTCTCGTGATGATAATAATACGATCATCACAGCAGATGAGGATCATCTTGAGCGTTCTGGACGTCCGCAGTCTGTCTTCCTAAAACTGCGGTGGGCGCCCGTCCGTTAGGACGAGGTGGCACAGTTTCTCACTGTGCGCGGGAGATACCAAAGTGGGCCAAAAGCCCTATTAGTATCTCTAGTCGATGTTCTCCTTTCATAATTTGGCCTCTGGTACACGCC